CACACTTGCTGTATCAGGAACTATTTCTGACGTTGCGGGTAACGTCCGTGACATCCCATCAGCCGGTGCTGCAAAGACCTCGGCCTACACTTTGACTGTCTCTGACGTTGGCGAGTTCGTCACGGTGGGTTCGGGCGGCAGTATCACGGTACCGAATGATGTATTTAGTGCTGGTAACGCTATCTCTATCTACAACGATACGACTGGCACTATCAGTATTAACTGCCCGATTACAACGGCGTACCTTGCTGGTACTAATACTGACCGAGCCAGTTTGACTTTGGCTACTCGCGGTATCGCTACAATCCTGTTCATCAATCCTTCACTTTGCGTTGCATCAGGGAACTTGACCTAATGAGCGGCATTCAACTGATGGTTTTGGGGAGCAGTTTTGGACTACCTCCGCCCACTTCTGTTGAATATCTTGTCGTTGCTGGTGGCGGCGGTGGTGGATACGGATTTGTTGAATTCTTAGGTGACGTTGGGCAAGCCTTCTTCGGAACCGGCGGCGGTGGTGGTGCTGGTGGATATAGAACTGCATCCGGTTTTTCTGTATCCGGCAGTACTCAGTACACAGTTACTGTTGGCGGAGGTGGCGCAACCGACGTTAGCGGAAGTAACTCTGTTTTTTCAAGCATAACCTCCACCGGCGGCGGTAAAGCAGGCGTTGGATTTGTTTCGGTGCAACCAGCAGCACCACCGTTTCCACAAGCAGATATTTTTGGCACTGTGGGTTTTAGCGGCGGGTCGGGCGGAGGCGGCGGTTTTGCCGGTGGTGGTAGTTATTCTAGCGTTGCCGGAGGTGGCGGCGCAGGCACTTCGGGCCAAGGAAACAGTGGCGCTGGTGCTTCAGATCCTGACGCTGGTGGCGGCGGTGGAAGCGGTGGTACAGGTTCTGTCACTGCTGGTGGCGCAGGCACGGCTAACTCAATAAGCGGTTCGTCTGTTACTTATGCCGCCGGAGGTAATGGGCAACAAACCGGTGGCACTGCTAGTGGATCTTCTGCATCTGCTAACTCTGGCAGTGGCGGTAATGGCGGTAGAGCATATCGCCAAGGGACTTCTACTGGAAACGATTACGGCCCCGGTGGATCGGGCGGCTCAGGCGTTGTCGTCATCAAATACTCCGACGCTTTTAAAGAGGCTACTACTACTGGCTCTCCAACCTACACAGTTAGCGGAGGCTTTAGGATTTACCGCTTTACTGGCTCCGGCTCAATTCAGTGGTGATACATGGCTCACTTTGCAAAACTTGATGAAAACAACGTCGTTACGCAAGTCATTGTAGTTAGCAATAATGAACTGATGGACGGCACTGATGAAAGCGAAGCCAGGGGCATTGCTTTTTGCCAATCGCTTTACGGTGCTGATACTCGCTGGGTTCAGACATCATATAACAATAATTTTCGCGTGCGCTATGCGGGTATTGGATACACATTTGACGATGCGTTAGATGCGTTTATTAAACCAAAACCCGCTAATCATCCATCTTGGGTTGTTGATCCTGTAACGACTGAATGGGTGCCACCAATCGCAAGACCAACGGACACTGTTTATAAATGGGACGAGCCTACTGTTTCTTGGGTTGCAGTTCCGCAACCTTATCCATCTTGGATTATGCAAGGTAGTCCTTTGTACTGGTCGGCTCCTGTTCCGCTCCCTCAGAATGGCAAAGAATATAGATGGGACGAGTCAACACTTTCTTGGATTGAGGTTGAATAATGGAATCCGTCAAACTTGAAGTGACCCTTGAAGAAGCGGTCGCCATCGTAAATTTGATTGGCTCGCTGCCCACTGCTCAGGGGGCTTTCCCGCTATACAACAAGCTGAAGGAGCAGGTTGAGCCGCTGCTTCCGAAGCCCGAGGAGGTTAAGTAATGGCTACTGTAATTTCTTGGTCGATCACGGCCCTTGATTGTGTACCTCAGGCTCCGGAAGGCGCTGACTACGTGGTGACGGCTCACTGGACCTGCGCTGGTGTGGACGGCGATTACAGCGGCAGCGTTTATGCTACTTGCTCGTTCCCGGTCGTTCAGGGCAGCTCGTTCGTTCCGTACGCCAATCTGACGCAAGACATGGTGCTTGGCTGGTGCTGGGCGAATGGCGTAGATAAGGCAGCGACGGAAGCGGCTGTTGAGCAAAAGATTGCTAACGCTAAGAACCCGCCGATTGTCAGCCCTCCGCTTCCTTGGGGGTAAGCCATGGAAATGCAGGTCTTGTTTAACATCGTTGTCGGTGTAGCCGCGTTCTTTGGTGGGTGGTCGCTTAATCAGATCACCCGCAGCATTGAGCGTTTGGACAAAGACGTTCGCAATATGCCGTTGACGTATGTGACTCAAACTCATTATCAACGGGACATTGATGAGATCAAAGGCATGTTGGATAAGATCTTCAACAAGCTGGATGAGAAGGTAGACAAATGAGCGAAGACATTGAGCTGTTCAAAGCCAAGGTTCAGGCCGAGTTAAATCGACTTGAGGCTAACTCTTCTGCAAAAGATGTTGCGGGGAAGGCGATTGGTAAAGATGGACTCAAGTACATCACGATCATTGTCGTGATTGGCGTTGCATCTAGTTTGGTCTTGGACTCCGAAAAGATCGCAGCCGTTATGGGTTTGCTTGGCGCTTCTCTGACTGCTTTGATTTCCATGCTCAACGGTATTGCCGGGGCGTCGGAGAAAGAAGAGAAGCCGGAGTTTGCGGTCATCAAGGAACTCATTGCCAAGCTTGATCGTCTGGATCGCAAAGAGATGCCGATGCGAGTCGATGTGGAAGGCGATCATGTGATCGTAACCAAGGGCGACGATGTGGTGAGGGCTTCCAAATGATGACGATGATTTCAACCTTCCTGTCCTTCCTCGCGGGTGGACTTCCCAAGATCCTGCAAATCTTTCAAGACCGGCAGGACAAGAAGCACGAGCTGGCTTTAGTCGCTGCTCAAAAGGAGCGTGAGCTGGCTCTGGCTGAGCGTGGCTTTATTGCTCAGGCTCGTGTCGAAGAGATCAAGTTGGAGCAGGTTCAGGTGCAGTCCGCAGCCGAAGAGCGTGTAGCCTTGTATCAGCACGACATGGAAATCGGCAAAGGCGCATCGCAGTGGATGATTAATCTACGGGCATCGGTTCGCCCGGTCGTGACCTACATCTTTGTGCTGGAGCTGGTTGCCATCAACATCGCTGGTGTTTGGTATGCCTACAACACGGGTGTGCCGTTTGCCGCTGCGATGGCCGAAGTGTTCTCGGATGACGAGATGCTGATCCTATCTTCGATAATCGCCTTCTGGTTTGGTACCCAAGCATTCGGCAAGAAGTGAAAGTCTCCAAAACTGCCATCGACATGATTAAGCACCACGAGGGTGTCCGGACTAAGCCCTACCGCTGTCCGGCGCTGTTGTGGACTGTCGGCGTCGGCCATGTGATTGATCCCACCCATGCAACGGTGAAGTATGAGGAGCGCCGGAATCTACCGATACCCGAGGGCTGGGACCGGGTTCTCACGATGGACGAGGTGGACCGGATACTTTCTCAAGACCTTGGCCGGTTTGAGCGTGGTGTGGTTCGACTTTGCCCTGCTGCTGTTGGCCGTCAGGGAGTCTTCGATGCTCTCGTATCTTTTGCCTTCAACGTGGGCCTCGGCAATCTCCAACGCTCTTCCCTTCGGATGAAGACCAATCGGGGTGAGTTTGAAGAGGCGGCGGAAGAGTTCATGAAATGGACCAAGGCAGGGGGACGGGTACTCCCTGGTCTTGTCAAGCGCCGTCTGGACGAGCAGAGGCTATATTTGTCTTAATTAGGGTATAATCGTGCCCAAATAGTCTTGCCTGACTGGTAAGACGCGGGACTAAGGAGAGGTGTATGCCTGCGTCGATGACATTTACCAGTTTGCAAGTAGACATCCGGAACTACCTTGAAAGAGGTGGTGCGACGGACCCTATCGTTTATGAGCAGATCCCCCGGCTGATCACCCTAGCCGAGCGCCGGATTGCGCGTGAACTGAAAATTCAGGGATTCCAGACGGTGGTCAATACCACCATGCAGTCTGGGGTAGCGGTCTATCCAAAGCCGGATCGCTGGCGCGACACCATCAGCATCAACTTCGGCACCGGGACGAACAACAACGTCCACACGCCGGTTTTCCCGCGATCTTACGAATACGTCCGTAGTTACTGGCCGAATGAGACAACGACCGGCCAGCCGCTGTTTTATGCCGATTACGATTACAAGCACTGGATCTTCGTGCCGACCCCGGCTGCGGACTATCCGATGGAGATCCTGTACTACGAACTGCCGCCGCTGTTGGACGACACGAACCAGACCAACTGGCTGACCGAGTACGCGCCGAACCTGTTGCTGTACGGGTCGCTGGTGGAAGCCACGCCGTTTGTGAAGGACGATCAGCGCGTTCAGTTGTGGCAGACCTACTACGACCGGTCGCTGGCTGCGCTCAATGGCGAAGACCTCCAGAAGATCGTTGATCGGTCCACGAATCGCCGGGAGGCATAAGTGACTACTTATACAAACACCTTCGGTGG